GAAGCCTTTATAACGCGCGGGGTTAGATTATTTCAAGATAAAGGAGAGAAATGACTTTACAATCCCTAAAGGACTGGCTAGCCGGTCGTGAACTTACGCAGGAACAAACAGTCCTTGCGAGTCTGGCTTATGCCCTGGCACAATCGTTCGACGAAAAACCGTTTACGTCCACGGCCGCCGAACTACGTAAAACGGTCGAGGCTCTCGCTAGGAGTTTCAAGCTCGAGGTCGTCGAGGAGGACCCGTTAGCGGAAATGCTAAAGCGCTAATGACTCTCCAATTACCAGCACGTTACACGCCACCGCTCTCCGAGGAGTTTGTTACAGACGGCGATCTACTAATCGAGGTTGCCGAGCGGTTTCTTTACACTAAAGAAAACCCTACGCAACCTATCGAGTTAGACGACTGGCAGAAATGGCTTATTCGCCGAGTCCTGGAGCGCTATCCGGACGACTGGCACGATAAGGAAAGAGCCGGCCGTCTCAGGTGGAGACAATGCGTAATAAGTATGGCGAGGCAGAATGGTAAATCGACACTCGCGCAACTTCTGGCCGTTTACGGACTGTTACTCCACGAACAAGGACCTACTGTTATTGGCCTTGCCTCGAGCGCTGACCAGGCCCGTATTATTTACGAGCGTGTTCTTTATTCGATTAGAGCTGAGCCTCACCTGGCTAAACGTTTCAAGAAAGCAACAGAGCACCGAGGTATTCACCTCGCAGACGGCTCGGGAACTTACCACGTAAAGGCCGCGCGAGAGAAAGCCGTCCAGGGTATTACGGTTAGCCTCGGTATCGTAGATGAGTGCCATATTATTCCACCTGGCCTATACTCGAGCCTAACCCTCGGAGCCTCGACTAGACGTGACGGGCTAATCGTAGGTATTACCACGGCCGGCGACGAAAACAGCGTAACCCTATCCCAGCTCTACACGACTGGAGCACAAGCAATAAACGGCGACCCAGATTTAGAGCGTTTCGGTTTCTTTAGCTGGGAGGCTCCCGATAACTGCGAATTATTCGACGCCGACGCTATTCGCGCCGCTAACCCCGCCGTGGCTTGTGGCCGTGTTTCTCTGGACTCAGTTATTACAGACCTAAAAACTATTCCAGAACACGAGGCCCGTCGCTATCGACTTAATCAGTTTGTATCAGGTTCACGGGACACCTGGCTACCACCAGACTTATTTATCAAAGCCGCGGGACAAGGAATAAAAGAACGCGACGGTATTGTCCTCGGTATAGATATGACTAAGAACTTTACTAACTGCGTAATCGCCGCGGCCGTAAAAGTTGGCAACGAATACGAAACCGAGCTCGTAGCTTCTATCGTTCAACCCACCGAGTACGAAATCGCCGATCTTGTTATTCGTATCTGCCAAAACTATCGGGTTATAGGCATAGCGCTAGACGATAGATTTTTACACTCACTAAGTCGCCGACTCAAAGCTGCCGGCCTACCAGTCTGGTCGTTATGGTCAAAAGAAATAAATACGGCTTGTGGAACGGTTTACTCTATGTTCGCTAACGGTCGAGTTACTCACGCTAACGACCCGCTACTTGTATTACACAACTCTCGAGGACTAACCCGCTACTATGGCGAGTCCTGGCAGATTAGCCGTAAAGAGTCTCTCGGCGATATCGACGCACTACTAGCAACCGTGTTCGCTCTCTACGTGGCAGCCACCGCCGAGGGAGGCGGAATGGGAGTTTACTAAACCTATTTTCGACACGCCGAAACCATTAGCAACTAAACCCAATCAAGAGTATCCTAGTCATATGGCTACATTCTGGGACCGTTTGCTCGGCCGCGCAAAAATGGAAACCCGCGAGGTCGTTATTCCTACCCGTTCAAGCTCAACGGTATCTACTCTTAGCGCTCTTTCACTAACGAGCGTATATCGTTGCGTCCAGATTATTGCGACGCCTATCGCTAAAGCGCTCCCGCTTGAGACGTTCCGTTATGCCGGCGGTCTCGAAGTCAAAATAGAAAACCCTATTCTTGTAAATAACCCGAGCTTACAAGAGTCCAGAAAAGATTTTATTTTCGCCACCGTCTCAAGCCTCGCGCTCGAGGGTAACGCTTACTGGTTCAAAACCTACGACGCACGTAACCAGGTAGTAAACCTAACGCTTATCCCAGCCTCAAGCGTAGGAGTCCGCCTAGACGGCCCTAGCGGCAACACGGGTAACAAAGTTTACGACTATCTGGGTAAGACCTACCAGACCTCAGATTTTGAGCACTTGCGACTATTCACTCTGGCAGGAAACCTAAAAGGTATCGGACCGGTACAGGCCGCCGAGGCAGATATCTCGGCAGCTCTCGATCTACGTAACTACGCGACTGGCTGGTTTCAAAACTCAGGCGTTCCAACTGGTGTTCTAAAAACGAACAAAATGCTAAACAAAGAGCAAGCCGACGAGATTACAACTAACTGGAATAACAAGCAAGCCACTCGCCAGGTAGCCGTACTTTCGGAGGGTTTCGATTACCAACCGACACAGCTAACCCCAAAGGACGCACTACTTACCGAGTATCAGTCGCAAATTACCCAGAATATCGCTCGACTATTCGGAGTCCCAGCTCGTCTATTGCTTACGGGAGTCGACGGAACTAGCGACACTTACACGAACCTAAGCGACGAGCAACAAATATTCTGGAGACACACCCTAATGTCCTACACGGACGCTATCGAGGACGCACTAAGTAAATGCCTACCTCGAGGTACTCGTGTAGGTTTCAACTACGAGGGACTATTCAAAGCCGACCAAAAGGGACGCTACGAGGCTTACGCAATCGCAACCGCTAACCAAGCCTGGCTAACACCGGACGAGGTGAGAGCAAAGGAAAATCTATAAATGAGTAACCTAGAAACCCGCGAAGTCGAGTTTAGTTTAGGCGAGGAGCCTGGCACCATTCGCGGTATCGCAGTACCCTACAACCAGCCAACAAATATCGGCGGCCAATACCGCGAACAGTTTGTCCCTGGCGCTATCCGCTCGGTCGAGGACGTAAAAGTGTTTTACGGACACCAGCACGACGACCTACCTATCGGCAAAATCCTAGAGGGTAGAGACACTCCAGACGGTTACGAAATCGTAGCCAAACTAACCACCGGTGTACAACGCGCCGACGAGACTCTCGCACTTATGCGCGATGGAGTCCTAAATAAGTTTTCGATAGGTTTTATGCCCATCGAACAGACACGAGAGGGAGACCTAGTTACTAGGACTCTCGTAGAAATGCGCGAACTCTCGGTCGTAAACTGGCCCGCCTATTCTGGCGCGGCTATCACACAAGTCCGAGAGGAAAAAACCGAGGCACCCGCCGAGGCTCTCGAGGACGAACCTATCAAACAGGAAAGCGAGTTAGACGTGTCTGAAAACACCGAACTCGACGTCCGCGCAATTCAGGACGAGCTCGTAGAGCTACGTCGTGAAATCGCCGTGAACGTTGCCCCACAAACTCCAGCAGTCCCAGGTATGTCGTTCCGTTCAATCGGCGAATATGCTAAGGCACTTGCCACCGGAGACTCCAACGCAGTAGAGTTTTGCCGCGCCGCAACCAGCGCCAACACCTACTCTCTACCTGGCTGGGTTGGTTTTATCAACAACCTAATCAACGCCAACCGTCCGTCGTGGAACGTCTGGTCGCAGGGAGCACTCCCAGCCTCGGGCCTAACCGTGGACTACGCTAAGGTTTCGGCCAACACTATCGCAGTCGGAAACCAGGCCACAGAAAACACCGCCATTTCAGACGGTGAAATCACTATCGCCAACACCTCGACGGCAGTAAAAACTTACGCCGGCAAGAGCACTCTTAGCCGCCAGCTAGTCGACAGAAGTAGCACCCCGTATCTGGACACCGCGTTCGAGGCTATGGCTATTGCGTACGGTAACACCACTAACGCAGCAGTCGTAAGCGCAATCGCAGCCCTAAACTTTACCGGCAAGGTAATGGATATGGACGGCGGAACCGCTAAGTCTGTACTCGAGGGTATTGTCGACGGCGCTAAGTACATCAAGCAGAACTCAGGCCTAAACGCCGAGTTTATTCTTGCTGGACCAGCCCTATACAAGTACCTTGTGACTATGGCCGACACCGTTGGCCGTCCTATCGTTCGTGTCGACGGCGGCGCAGCTAACGGCGAGTCAATCGGCGCTAGCCCAGCACCACTCCAGGCAACCGTATGGGGACTACCAGTAATTGTCGACGTAACTCTAGGCGACACTATCGGTTATATGGCTAACTCGAACGCTCTACGCGTTTACGAGTCGGCCGGTGCTCCCGCCAGACTTGTCGACGACGTTTCTGGCCTCGCGACTCTAAGCAACAACTACGCAGTATATGGCTACGCAGCTATTACCGTACCGTTCGAGTCTGCGATCGTAAAGCTCGACTTCACCGCTTAGTAGTTTAGGAACAAGAACGTGGCCGTACTATTGGCAGAGTTTAAGGAATACGTCGGTACTAAGGACGCGACGGACTTTCCTCAATCTTGTCTCACGGCCGGCCAAGCACTTGTAACTAAATACATAGGAGCCGTTACGACGGTGCCGACAGAGATAAACGACCAAGCCGTACTAATGGTTTCGTCGGAACTCTACCACCGTCGTAACGCTCCTAACGGTATTTCGCAGTTTGCCGATATGGGCGGCGGCGCTATCAGAGTCGGCAAAGACCCTATGGCACCCGCTTACAATCTCCTACTTCCGTACGTGAAAATAGGCGTCTAATGCCTAATGAAATTACGGTTAGTAAAGCGGAGTTTGCTCTTTCGTTACAAGAGTTTGGATTAGACGTTCTGGATTATGTACCAGGACGTATAACTCCACCGGTCGTAATCATAACGGCGGGAACTCCGTACCTGGAGCCCTCAACTCTAAAAAGAAATTACCAATTAAACCTAGAATGTATCTGCGTGGCTATGACGGCCGATAATGAACAGGCAACCGAGGGACTCGACAAGCTGGTTAGCGACTTGCTAAACGCTCTAGAGACACTAAGTTACGTAGAGTTTATTAGCGTCGCCTCACCTTATACACTCACCGCCAACAACGCCGAGTACTTAGCCGCAAACGTTTCGGTAAACCTACTCATAACCCTATAAGGAGTCCAGAAATGGCAACCTCAAGCCGCCTAAAAGCGCAAAACATTAAGTTTCTAATCAACGCAGTAGAGTACGCTCCAGACTGTGAAAATATCGAACTAACCCTAGAGGATATGTCTGGAGATATTCGCACTTTCGACGAAGTACGCACCGGCGGAATGTGGAAACTAAAACTAGCGGGCCTCTACTCACAGACGTCTACCTCGTTGTACCAGATACTATTTACTAACTATGGTACGCAGGTAGCGTTTGTTCTAGCACCATCTGGCAACGCGACCGCCTCGGCTAGCCAACCTCATTGGACCGGTACGGTTATTTTCGACGACCTACCACCGATCTCGCTACAAGCGGGAGACGTAACTAAGTTTGAAATCACCCTAAGCGTAGACGCCTCGGTACACACTCCGGCCGCTACTCCACCGGTATTCTTTGGACTAACTCGTAAAACTAGCGCCTAAATTGGCACGTAGCAACACCCAGGCAATAATAGGACTGGACGAGACTATAAAGGCTCTCCGTTCTATCGGTACGCCAGCTCGAGCAATCTCGGCGGCCGGTGTCGAGTCTGCCAAAATTGTAGCCGCCGAGGCTAGAACTTTGGTACCCACTCGCACCGGTCGCCTAAAGAGCTCTATCGGTATTTCTAGAACAGTAAAAGGCGCAGCCGTAAAAGCGGGTAACGCCTCTATCTTGTACGCCAACCCTATTCACTGGGGTTGGTTCAGGGACTACGATACGTCTCGAGCACGGCAAACTAAACGCGGATACATAAACCGAAACATAAGACCTAACCCGTTTCTGGAACGTGCGCTAGGCTTGAAAAAAGGTGAAGTGTTAGAGGCTTACCGTCGCAATATGAATAAACTAATAACTGAGGAAACGGCGAAAGCCAGAAAAAGGTAAGAAATGAACGTAGATTACAGCGATCTAACGCTAGGCGAAATCGAAACAATCGAGGAACTAACAGGCAAAACATTAGACGACATTATCGAAGTGAAAACACCTCGAGGCCGTCTAATGCGAGCTCTAGTTTTTGTTATTACTAAGCGCAGTAACCCGGCTTACACTTTCGAGGAAACCGCAAAGCTAACACTAGAACAAGGACTAAACGCTCTAGGAACTGGCGAGGACGACGACCCAAAAGAATAACGCGCCAGGACCAGGCCGAACGTATGGCTATGTTTTGTATGGTGTTTCGTATTTCGCCTAGCGAGTATCGTTCGCTAACCTTAGTAGAGTACCTCGCGTTTATTAGAGCTTATACAGAACGCGGGACTACAAACGACCTAGAGGACTTACTAAATGGCTAGAGATACAGACGTAAAAGTCAACATAATCGGCGACGATCGACAACTTGCTAAAGCCACTCGCTCGGCAGAACGTCGCCTCGAGTCTATGCGTAAACGCCTCAAAAAATCGAACAGCGCTCTACGTGGACTATTTAAAGGTATTGGAGCCGCGGCCGCTATCGCAGCCATTAGCAAGTTTACGAAAGCCGCCGACGATGATAACAAAAGCCTGGCTAACCTAGCGGTCGTAACCAATAACCTTACTGGTGCGACCGCCGACCAAATCAAGGCAGTAGACGGCCAGATACAAGCTTTACAGTATGCCGTTGGAGTTACAGACGACGAACTTAGACCCGCATTTTTAGCCTTACTTATGCCGCTAAAAGATACCGCTAAGGCTATGAGCGCTCTACAACTTGCTACGAACATTTCTGCCGGTACTGGCAAAAACTTACAGACAGTTGCTAAAGCATTATCGAAAGCGTACGACGGTAACTTTACAGCTCTAAATAAACTCGTTCCAGGTATCAAGAACGCTAATGACCCTATGGCGGAGCTCGCTAAAAACTTCGCGGGAGCCGCCGAGGTCGCAACCCAGATAAGTCCGTTTCAACAACTTAGCGTGATTTTCGCGGACGTCGCCGAACAACTAGGAACCGCGTTTCTGCCACTATTGCGACAATTCGCCGACTACCTATCCTCGAAAGAGGGTAAAGAAACCCTAGCCAACTTTGTACAACTTGTAACCTTATTGGCTAACGGTATCGCACAAATTGTCGGCTTTCTAGCTAACGTTCTCGGACCTTTAACTAAGTTTATAGGTTTCAACTACGATACCGCCGACTCCGTGGACGTCGTAACTGTTTCTCTACGACAAGCGGAACTAGCCCAAAGCCAATACACTCAAACACTTATTGAAAACGCTAAGGCCGAGGCCGAAAGAGCCGCGGCAGCTAAAAAGTTTGCCGCTAAAGAAAAATCTCGACTTGCCAATTTAGTCAAAGGTATCCAGGACTACGCTAAAGAATACCGCGACGCTATCGACTTTAGCCTCGGACTAAACGAGTCTGGAACAAGGTTTAGAGCAGACAGAGTTATTCGCGAAATGAAAAAGGTTCTAGAGTTTGCTAAAAAACTACCAGACAAACTAAAAGCGCTAGCTAAAGGCGGCGCGACTACCGAGACCCTGGCACGTATCGCAGGTTTAGGACCTACACAAGGTTACGCAGTGGCTACCGGTTTACTCGAGTCTGGACAGCTCGGAACTTTCAACAGACTAACCTCACAACTAGGATTAGCGGGCCAGAAAATTGGAACAACCGCTAGCGCCGCCTACACCATAAACATAAATAAAGCCAATATGACGGCTAACGAAATCGTAAACGCAATCAAGAGCTATGAACGCTCTACCGGTCGAAAGTTGCTACTAAATGGCTAATGACGTTTTCACACTAAACACGGATCTCGAAGTAAGTCTTTACACTTACGCAAGTGACGTTTTTATCTGGGGAGTGACGCGGTGGAATGACGGCGATAAATGGAATAACGGAACGGCTACACAATCCTGGGTAGATTTTAGCGGCTCAATAGCCTCCGTAGAAATCAGTAACGGAACGTTTATCGAACAAGGACTTACACGTCCAGAACCGGCCACCGCGACTATCGTTTTTCAGGACTCCAATTATGACCCGTTCAATAACCTCACAGTTAGAACAGGTACACCTATTCGTATCCGCGTTAGACCTAACCCAGATACAGACCCTACAACCTGGGTAACTCTCTTTCAAGGCAAAATAGATAATGCTAGCGCCTCGTATAACGAATACTTTAGAAACACAGTAACGCTAACTTGTGTAACTAACCTACGCGACTACCTAAACTACTCAATCGTAGACGGGTTCACTACCGCGGCGGTTTCACAATATGCCTGGAACTTTATAGACGATATGGCCGTATTCTTTACAGGAAACGGCATAGTTTACGACAGCGCTTACAGCGGTTATTTACTTGAGGGAATAGACACAACAGACCCGGTAAATATCGGTGAAGTTATGAACCAATTACTGGACGCCAACCTCGGAGCTCTTGTCTACCAGCCAATAACTAGCAACCCGTTCAACCTGGCTTACTACTACACACAAGAACAGCTCGGCAACATAGACACCGCGACCAGCGTTTTAGACTTCGAGTCCACGACTTCCGCGAACGCTTTACGCGCTAGTTTCTACGATCTAACAATCGGTTACGACACGGAACAAATAGTAAACGAAGTCAAACTCGAAACCGTTTCAGGTTATGGGCCGGTCGTAAAAAAGAACTACAACAGCGTTAGCCTATACGGTTCACTAGCCAGCGAGGTAGTTACTAGGCACTACAATGACGCAGACGCAAATACCTGGATAACACAAGTCACACTCGCAGAACCACAACGCCGCGTACTCGATATTTCGGCCTCAGTCATAAACCGAGACGGAACGGTAAACGAGAACCTACTTCGCGAACCTATGAACGTCTGTAACGTTTCAATAAGTAACGCAAACCTTACACTAGACGAAAACTATTACATAACACGGGTGAACTATTCACTTACGCCAGACCAATGGCTTACTAGTATGGAACTATGGAGAGGCCGATAAATGCCTAGAACTACCGTTGTCGCTGGACAAGTCGCTACCGCTACTATTGGTAACGACTTCGCGCAGCTAACTTACGACCAGCCACGTAACGCGGTTATAAACGGTTCGTTGGAAATCTGGCAACGAGGAACCAGCAGCCTAGCGTTTGCAACAGGTGTAACTAATGGTTTTATGGCCGATCGTTGGCAAGCGTTTAGAACTGGATACGCGACCGGTGCGACAGGTTCACAAACCGCAGGAACCGCACAAACCCGCTACGCTCTACGACTAACCAGAACAGCCGGTAATACCTCGCTAAACACTCTCAACTGTCTACAAAATATTGAAACGGCTAACGCGGAAACATATGCAAACCAGCAAGTTACTTTTAGTGCCTGGGTACGCCGAGGAGCAGACTACGCAGGAACTACAAATATGCGCATTCTCTCTGGAACAGGCACAGACGAAAACGTTATGCGCGTCGGAGGTTTTACTGGTCAGCAGACAGTAGTTTCAAGCTCGAGAACTATTACAACTGGGTGGCAAAGATTTTCGGTAACAGGCACAGTCCTATCGACTGCCACGGAACTCGCAGTCCAATTTCAATACACTCCAACAACCGCGACCGCCGGTGCCGAGGACTGGATAGAGTTTACAGGCGCGCAACTCGAAATTGGAGCATTCCCTAGCACGTTCCAAATAAACGGCGGCAGCGTGGCGGCCGAGTTAGCAAACTGCCAGCGCTACTACCAGCGACACGGCCTAGTCAGCGGCGCGTTCGTGGCTATCGGTTACGGTTCTGGAACCACCATCACTAATACTTTCTGGAGCATTTCGCCAGCTATGCGTATAGCTCCGACCTCGGTAGGTTTCAACGCAGTAGAACTCGTGGACGGCGCGGCTGGAACGATCGCAGTAACAGCACTAGCGCTACACAACCCTACGCCGACTCGAACTATTGTTCACGTTACACACGCTACGAATGATACAGCCCACAGACCTTACGGCTTACGCACTACCAGCGCGGCCGGATATGTCGAATTGAACGCAGAAATCTAATGGAAACTATAAAAATCGGAAACACCACTTACGTCGTTATTACCCGCGACGACGGCTCTAAGCTCACAATTGAGGCAAGCGACTCTAATCCAGAGTACTTAGCACTAATTGAAACCACGGAGGAAAACTAATGGCTAAAGATAAAGAAATCGAACCAGAAATCGCACCAGCACCAATTTATATGGAGGCCGCGCCGTTCCCAGCACCGCCCGTAATCGAACCCGAAACCGAGTAAATGGACGAGTCACCTAAGCCCACGTCTACCGCCGCATTACTAACCGATATTAGTAATCGCCTGGCAGTTATTGAGTCCCGTTTAGAGGTCGTCGGAGACCACGAGACTCGTATACGTGACTTAGAAAAGGCCCGCTATCAGTCGGCCATTATTATTAGTTTGTTCTCGTCCGTGTTTGTCGCCGTTATCGTAACGGTTATTTCAAGGAGTATCTAAATGGCAGTCTATAAAGAACCATTTTCAGCTAGCACTCGAGGCGACCAATTTCGCAACCTGGCAGCCTACCGTAACGGCCGACCGCACCGCGGCCAGGACTGGGCACCTGGCGCAAATAAAATTATTCCCGCAATCACCGCCGGTAAAGTAATCGCTAACGAATGGAGCGACGCTCTAGGCTGGACGATTACCCAGAGTACAACGGATGGACTGTTCGTTTTATACGCTCACCTGGCAGATCAGCCAAAACTATCTATCGGCCACGTCCTAAAAATCGGCGACCCTATTGGTAAAGTCGGCTCGACTGGCACCTCAACCACAGGACCCCACCTACACTTGTCTATCGCCAAAAGCAAGAACGTTTCGCTATGTATTTTTGAAAAACTAGTCGACCCACTAATACAGTTTGTAAACAGCGATAGTGTAAAAGCCTCGCAAGCTAAGAAAGTAGTCTCAAAAAAATGAAACTAGACGCAGAAACTAGACTATGGATTTACCGTATTGTAGGTTGTATCGTGCCTATCTTGGTAACGGCCGGAACTCTAAGCGAGGGACTCGCCTCGCAACTAATGAACCTAGTGGCCGCTATCTTGTCCGTAGGTAGTGCTACACTCGCCGCAAGGAATGTAAACAAGTAACAACAAAAACAAAGGATAAAAAATGGCTTACGCAAACAAGGATTATATCGACGTCGCTACCCGTATTCGGGATTTTAAGAGCAACTATCCAGACGGTTCACTACAACAAGTCCGCCTCGAGATCGTGAGTATCGGCGACCAGCTCGGTATCTTATACGTGGCCGCGGCCTATCGACACCCACTAGACGAACGTCCAGGTATTGGCACAGCGTTCGAGCCGGTACCCGCCGTGAACGCCTCTATGCGCGGTTCCGAGGTTATGCTCGCAGAAACTTCCGCGTGGGGACGAGCCCTAGTAGCAATCGGAGCAGATACTAAACAAGGCATAGCAAGCGCCGAGGAAATCCGAAACAGACAAACCACGCCAGCGCCCGCTACGACGGACTGGTTAGCGCAAGCGAACGAACTATCGTTCCAGGGAGATAAGGACGGCCTACGCGCCTTGTATGGCTCGGCAGTAGCTCGTAAAGTAAAGCCCGAAATACTCGACGCTATCAAAGCAATCGGCGAGTCCACTAAATAAAAACCTCGCCCGAGAAAGGATAAGAAACTCGAGCGAGGCTTACTAAAGTCTAACAAAGGATTATATAAAATGTCGTACCCAGCAGTAGCGGCCGCACTCAATCACTCCAAAGCCTCAACGTCGGCGCGCCTAGTTTTAGTAACTATCGCCTACTTCGAGTCCGATACTGGAGCCTGGCCCGCGCAGGAAACGATCTCGAGAATGACGGGCCTATCATTACGCAGCGTAAAACGAGCTGTAAAAGAACTTTCGGAACTTCACGAAATCGATGTTATTGCCGACGCCGGTGATACCTGGGGAGCCCGAAAAACAAACCGCTATTTCGTTATTCTCGAATGTCCCGAGGGTTGTCGAGGTGACTTGTCCCACAAACAAGCAAGCGCCGAAATCGTGAACTTGGCACCGATTAGGCGCAGTCAATTAGTGCCAAATCTGGTAGCAATAGGGGACACCAGAGGTAACAATAGGGGACAAATAAGGTAACAATAGGGGTCACCCACGGCACCTAATCTATGTAATTAACTTAGTAAGAAATGGAAAGAACATTAAATGGCTAAAGTAACAATTTCTGGAGACGTAAAAGACGTCGGAAACTATCACGCAGGTAAGTACGTGAACATCTGGGAGCACTACGTCGGCTCGGACGGTAAAGAGCGTAATCGGCTCTGGACCTTATGGCTCACTGGAGACCCTGGGTTTATGCCTGGAGACTGGCTCGAGGCCGAGGGTACACTTTCAACCTCAGTCAACGAATGGACTAAGGACGGAGTCACTCGACAGATCGTGAACCACTCACTAAACTCCGTCTCAATCATTCAACACACTCCGGTAGTCCCTAAAGCTCCAGAGCCAACAATCGACGACGACGACCGGCGTAAATACGGTTCTGGAATGGCTCCGTTCTAATGTTGTTTATCGCAGGAATACCACGACCACAAGGCTCTAAAAAAGCGTTCAATCGTGGAGGTCGTATAGTGCTCGTGGAGGCAGCGGCCGGACTCAAGGAATGGCGCGAACTGGTAGGTATGTTGTACAAAAGCCAGGAACTAGAGTTTCATTCTCGACCCACGGCCGTAACCGTGGACCTAACGTTCTTGCTCCCACAAATCAAAAAACCTAAACTACGCTATCCAACAACTAAACCAGATATCGACAAGCTCTCTCGAGCAATACTCGACGCGCTTACTGGTATCGCTTACGAGGACGACTCCCAGGTTGTACAACTCAAAACCCAAAAGGTTTACACTTTCAACGAACCAGGCGTCTATATCACCGTTTCAGGCATAAATAACGATTATGTAACGACTCGCATAAACACGACGTAAAGCGTGTCTCACGCGTTATCTTAGTTATGTACCACTCAATCAAACAAAGGATAAAAAAAATGCTAAAGAAAACGTTTACGTTTATCGCTATCGGCGCTATCTCAGTCCTCGCAGAAAACACACTCCCAGGACTCTCAATAATTACCCTCCTAGTCGGCGCTCCACTAATCGCACTAGTAGGTGAAAAATGATTATCGACGACAAAACCCTAAAGGGAGCAATCAAAGAAGCCCGCGGACTAGGTGAGGCACTAATCGATCGGCCAACCCTTAGAACGTTCGCAGCCTACCGGCGAGCACTAACACACCTAGCCACCGTTCTCGGCACCGAGGACCTCGAATACGCACGTTCAGTAATAATCGAGGACCAGCTACACTCACGATACGGAGACAAGTAATGATTATCTGGCCAACACACAAAGCAAAAGCCGCCGAACGCAAACGACTAAAAACAAAGAAACGAAACACAACAGTTACACGAAAGGATAAATAATGTTTCTCGCTAACCTAATCAAAAACTACGCACCACGCACCTACCACGAGCTACACGCAATTAAGCTCGAACGATTCACGGACGCGCACCGTTACGGATACCTGGAGGGACTACACCGCTCCCGCGAGGTAGTCAATCTCATAATTGACGAAATGTGTAAATGCGACAAGAAACACAAGGACTGTAAAAACGAAGTAGCTCGAGCCCTAATAAATAACGCTATCGACGGCGAAATTGAGGACGCAGACTAATGGCAAACTCAGACGAGTTTTACGCAAGCATAGCCGCGAGTATGCGTAACGGAGCAAAGCTCGAGGAACGCCTCGCGATTATGGAAATCATTATCGAGGAAATCAAACACGCCTCGTCGGCCGACGAAGTACAAGCATTAGATCGAGTCGCGGCACAAATTAAACACCGCACACACAAGGAGCTCTAATGGGACTACTAGACGGTTTAGAACCACTAAAGCCAATCCAACTATGCCGCGTAGGAAAACTCTTACTCGAGCTAGAACCAGGCGACCAACAAACACTAACAACCGCTATGGAGGACGGCCGCTGGACTCCTCGAGCACTAACCAACGCTCTCAACAGTAGAGGAATAACTATCGCCAGGGACACACTCCAGGCTCATATGAAACGGACTTGCCGGTGCTCGAAAATCTAGAACCACCGGTAGAGGAGCCAGCCGACGTAAAACTCCTACGCGCAGCACTACGCCGCGCCAACACCGCGCTACTAGCAGCTAAGGACCGTACCGAGCACTTAGTCGAGGTAACAAGGGAGGCCGCGTTCGACGCTATGGTCGCGCTCGGAGGTGTAGCACGTGTAGTAACACCTACGAAAGATAAGCGTAAAGGCCGCGCCGAGGTAGCACTCTGGGTAATGGGCGACTGGCAGGGCTCTAAGGTAACTACCAGCTACAACTCAGAAATAATGAGACGGCGAGTACTACAATTCACGGAACGCGCTATCGACATAACCGAAATCCAAAGAACCCACCACCCGGTAAGAGAATGCGTAATAGCGTTTACCGGCGATCAAGTTGAGGGACTCTGGAATTATCCAGGCCAGAGTTGGGAGGTGGACTCGACCTTATTTGAGCAATACGTAAACGTTTCGCGCCTAATCGTAGACGTAGTGCGTGTAGCCCTAGCCAACTACGAAAAGGTAACAGTCGTACCCGAATGGGGAAACCACGGACGTATTGGTTCTAAGCGCGACGGTGTTCCTCGCAGCGATAACGTAGATCGTATGTGTTACGAGCTCGCCAGGCAACTACTCCAGGACGAGAAACGCCTAACGTTCCAGGAATGTCCCGAGGATATCCAGCGCCTCGAGATAGGCAACTACCGCGCTATCGTTCTACACGGAGACGAAGTCGGCCGCAACGGTTTCGCCTCACCTACCGCAATCGTTACGCACGTATCTAAATGGAAATCAGGCTCTTACCCGTGGCCGTTTCGCGACGCGTATATAGGCCACTATCACACACACGCCGAATGGGCTTTACCAGACGGCCTCGGTTCCGTCTACCAGACCGGCTCAACAGAGAGCGATAACCGTTACGCAGGTATCACTATGGCAGCCAGCGCGACACCCAGCCAACGCCTACACTTCATAGACCCAGAAAAGGGTAGAGTCACGGCCGCGTACAAAGTCTGGCTCGACTAATGGAAATACTAATCATTCTCGGACTACTCATAATCCCGGCAATAGTCCTAAAGGTCATAGACGCAATCGCTAAGATACAGGACTTCGACGGCCTCGAGTACCTCGACGACGAGGACAACTAATGGCAGAATGGCACAGCTCTAAAGAATGGCGCAACGCTAGAGCAAAAGCAAAGCAACACCTCGAACCTATCTGCGTGATATGTAACAAGGACCTACTCGGCGCGGACTGGACCATAGACCATATCATTCCAGCAGGGCCAGACGGAGAGCCAGACCATAACCTAAGCAACTTACAGAGTATGTGTCGCGAATGTAACGGCCGAAAGAAAGATAGAAAGCCGACGCGCAGGTCGTGGCTAAACCCTAAATGGACGATACCCAATGGATAGGCGCGGACAAGCACCAGGCACCCCGTTTTTTCTGAGGACGCTCCACCCCCACAGCAGG